GCCTTTGCGTGTGCAATCCATTCTGCACTTTCATGGTTTCCGCGTTGAGCCTTGATTGAATGCTCTAGGAAATGTGCTTGAGTCTTGATTGGTGAACGTGGCTTTGTGTAAGCCACTGGTGCGGCAGCGTGAACAACCGCGGCTGCGGTCACTTCATCTGCCACTGGTGCGGTTGTTTCTTCCACTGTTATCTCCTGTGGTTGTTCCTCGGCAGGGATTTCTGCTTCGGTGGTTTCTGGGGTTTCTTCGGTAGCTGCGACCTGAGAAATCTGTGCATCCTTAAATGCTGGGTTAGTTACATGTGCAACGGCTTCGAGCTTGGCGGATGATACGACCATCACGCCTTTCTCAATTACGTATTCGCCCACATTGGCTTCAATGCTAAATGCCGGGCGTAATCCCTCTGATGCTTCAACTAGAGCATCATTACCTGCGCCAGTAGGCGCAATCTTAAAGGCCATTGAAATGCCGGCAGGTGTAACTTCCTCACTGCCAGCAATACCGCGACCTAATGGGCGTGTGCGGTCATGTTCCATGTTTAAGACAATTTGGCTGGCGTCAATGTCACCAAAAGCGCCAAACTCAAAACGCACTGGCCCAGCAGAAGTGTTGCCCACTTTAGCAAAAGGTACTACTAGGCCTTTAATGGTTCTGGTCTCAACACTTGCGGCCAACACTTGGCCCTCAAAATTAAGTTGCATCTGTTTCATTTCCTCTCGGTGCTAATTCCATTTCCTCACGGGCTTCATCAACATTGATAATCCCAGCTGCAAGCATTCTTTCCAATACTTCAATTTGTTCCAGTGGGTTACCACGTAGGTAATCATCTAAATCAAATTTAACAACCGAGCCACGCGGGGTCAGATCATTCATACTTAAACGCTCTGAAATACAGGCCATGTAAGGCTTAAGGCTAAAGTCCACAAGGCTACGGCGCTCTTGGCTTACGTTTGAATAAGTGGCACTGGCTGATTCGGCGTTTATGTACCAAGCCGGGATGTTGCATAGTCGCGCAATTTCTGCTGCTGTGTTTAAGCGTGATTCAGTAAGTTGCATTTGCCCGGCATCATAACCAAAGGTTGTTACATCTAAAGGTCCTGACAAGTAGGCGGTTGAGCGTTGCTGCCGCGCTTGTTTCCATGATGCTAATAGGCTTGATACCTGCTCTGGCGGTAAATCTACGCCAGTGTTCTTTATAACCATTGTTGGGTTTGGTTCAGCAGCCATTCGGCTTACTGCCATTTCAAGTTCTAATGCTGTTCTAATGGTTCGGCCACCACGATTTAGTAGTCCCTCATCTAAACCACTAAACATGATTAGCGATCCAACACCATAGGCAGGACACAAATTGCCGTCTAAATAAAAGCCATTAAGGATTTCGTCAGTTTGTAAATCAGTTGTGAAAGTAACCCGGGTTGGATCTATACGCCGACATGCAATAGGTCGACCATCCTCTGGGCTAACTTCTAAGACAAGCCAGAACGCATGTCCCTTAAAGAGGATGTCCTCAATGGTCCAACACATCGTAATGAAACGTGGCAAGGCTGGATCAGGTTGCTTTAAGAGTGGTCGGCCCTCAATTTTTGCGCCAGTAACTTCATTGTAAGAATGCAAACCCAGTTCGCCAATAGTTCCGCAGATAATGTTTCTGGCTCTGGCTACAGCTGGTACTTGCATAGCATCGCCGCGATTAATACCAAAGGCTTGAAATGGACTGAAATTATCTTGGTAATAAGGTATTGCTAAATTTGCTTTGGCTTGTACGTCTGATTTTTCTGGTGTTGTACCCAGTAAGAAATCAATAAATCCCATACTGCATTATCTCACAAATGTGTGACATTTAAGCATCTGATAAGCGTGTCGGAATGTGTGGGCTAGTGATAGGAGTGACTAGCCCACACATGGGGTACTGCCAAGTAGACCTTAAGCACTAATGATACTCACACTCTGTTGTGGCGCACAAGCATGACCAGCCGCCATTACTAATGCCACTGCAGCTGTGATTGGGACTTGAGCAGCTCTACGAGCAATGCGCCATCCACCATCTGATGCTGGCCGTCTAGCACATGAGACTAAATGCTGATGAAGTGTTGGCTGTCCGGGATGAATAAATCTGCCTTGTTGCATTGCATTAAGTGTTTGATCGCAACTAATGGCAAAACCTGCTGATGCCCATGGCGTTGGTTCAGTTTGAATTCCAGCTTGTGCTAATCGCGGTGCAATGTACCCTGCGGTATTTGGATCATAAGCAAATTTTCTAGGCCTGTATCTACGAGCAAGTGTTGCTAGTTCACCTGTAAGTTCCAAGTCATTTATTCCGCCCTCACGATTCCATTCATGTAGGAATACTGCTAAACCCTCTGGGCGCTCTTGGATAGTAACTAAACAAGCAATTTCTCTATTAAAGTTAAGGTCTATAGCCATCCATGTAGGTAGTTCATCCTCAAGGGATACATCTGTTTCGCCAGCATTCCACATTTCTAATGGGAATGGATTTTCAATAGCATCAATCCATAAGCACAAAGATTCAGTTTTGAAAGCATCTTTTGTATCAAAGATTGAAGCATCTCTAATGTTTTCTTTGCTAATTGTGTAACCCATTGCAGGGTTAGCCATTGCCCAAGCCTTTTCATCATTAACATCTGATCCCGGCATGGCGCTGTATTCGTAATAACCCATTCGAGGTGAGTCAAAGGTTAAGGCTCTACGCCTTTGTTCATTTAAGACATTGCTATTGAGATCGCCAGCATTGGATGTCCAAAACACTTGAGCATTGGGTCTGGCTCGGGTGATCGGGGTAACAGCTGCCCAAGTGGCCTCGTCAATTTCTCGCAACTCATCTACATAAAGCAAGTCAGCAGTTGAACCACGTGGCCCCTCGCTGGTTGCAGCTCTAATTGCATACTTTCGTAGTCGTTCACATTTAGTTGTACAGGACTTGGGGTAATGGTGGCAGTAGACCTCAATTTCCTCTTGGCCGTTAGTCCGGGATACACGCTTGATCCGCTTACGCATCCAGTCAAGGCTCTCTGCCATGTCTACAGTTTGTTTGAAAGTATCTAATGACAGTTGGCGTGTCTGTGACATAGCAATAATGGATTTTTCTCCAAAGATGTACAGGCCAGCAAGAATACGCATACGCATACAGTGAGTTTTTCCATTTTGGCGTGCTATGAGGATACCTATCTGGCTTCTTGCCCAAGTTCCATCTGGGTTAACCTTGAGGGCATCATCTAAAACATAGTTTTGCCAAGGCAGTAATGGTACGCCTAACTCATCCGCTAGCTGGCTTACTAGTGGGCCTGCGCTGGGCAGTTTTAGTAGTGGGCTTTGTATTCTTGGTTTTAACGAGCCGTAGGAAATCTCCGACATAGGCTGATCCATCATTTTCCTCTTGTTTACTGGCAGTACGTGTTTCAACAGTTAAGTGCAATTGCTGTAGCACTGTTAAGAACTTACCAGATAAGGCTGTTATGTCTTTAAGATCAGCGCCCATGTCAAAGGCCGTATCTAAAGCCGTGGCCATGCGCCGGGCGAGATGTACGGCAGCTGCATCAGTGGCAGAGATAAAATTCGAGGCTGCCAAAGCCGATTCCAAGTATAGGTAGATACTCATTGGTTTAACCTCTGGCACATCTGTTTTCTTTTGGGTCATGACTTAGGCCTTTCGGTTGTTGGTGGGTCAAATCTGGTCATTAGGGGAGAGATTCCTGCAAGGGAGTCTGTGGGTGGCACCCGTGTAGAAAAAACGCCTTTAGGGCTGTTTGAGGGGCTCTGGCGCACTGTGTTGAACGCAACAGTCTTGGCCATGTGACAGGGCTTGCATAAAGGTTGCAGGTTATCAATGGTGTTAGTGCCACCTCGGGCTACTTCAATGATGTGATCTACCTCGGTTGCCCGGTCTCCGCAGTACATGCATGTCTTACCCCATACTTGGAAGCAGGCCTTGCGTAGGTTACGCCACTGTGTGTCTGTGCCTCTGGCATGTGCCTTACTCATGCGACCAATACATCAATAGGTCCTACACATGATGGGCTGTACTTGATAGCCGCGCCCACAGCTTCTCTTATGCGCCATTGTGGATCATCAGTATGGCGTGTTGTATGTAATGAACCCATAGCGAATGGAAAGCCTGAACCAGTAGCGATCATGTTGTATTCACCTACTGACCAGTC